ACCCAAATGGCTGTAGAAGATATAGGAAATCTAGTACCAACAAAGATTCCAGCATTAATTGATGATGCTAATATTCAGGATGCTTTAAAGGCATACCATTATGGATCATATGACTTTGATACCGCAGAAACAAATACTGCAAACCTTTTAAATCCATCTATTGCTTACACAATTACTAATTTACAAACTCAGATTACCACAAAGGCTGCGCTAGAGGTTGCAGCAAGAGACATCTCAAGAGCAAGCACCACGGCTCCAACTGCAGCAGCATTTACAGCATTTTCAAATACAATACCAAATGGATATGTTTGGGTAGACACAGATTCTTCTGCAGGGGTTGGATATTATTCAGCAACATCTATCTATACAGCAACAGCACCAACAACCAATTTAGTAAATGGATTGCTTTGGGTTGACAAAGGAACTAGTCCATTAAAAATGTATGTCTACAATGGAGATACTTCAGCCTGGGATGAGATAGGAGCATAATGCCAACCTCATTTGATTCAGACGGAAAAGCAGCGTACATATATAATCAGTCAAATGATACATGGTATCAAGTTTCTGGAAAAACAGATATCTCTGGAACATTTGAATGGACTGGACTGCACACACATCTTTCTAATTTTACAACTTCAGAAGCATCTGTAGCAAAAAAAGGTACAAATAATTTTCTTAATCCATCAGCAAGAGATGCAGCAATTCCATCACCTACTGCTGGAACGATATGCATAATAAGACAAAATGCTGGTGGAGATACTATAAATGAAATACAGGTTTATATTGGTGGTAATTGGAGAACAGTTTTGCCATCTCCAATAGGTCAAAATGATAAATATCTAAAAAGTGATGGTACAATATCCGTATGGGAACAAAGCCCAGATGCAATGACTCAAGTAATTTTAATGATGGGAGCATGAAATGGCAGTAAGTTATAAGGTTTTGGGACAATTAAAACCAACTGCAGCAACCGCTACAACTTTATACACGGTTCCAACTGGTTCTGGAAATTATGCCGTAGTATCAACTTTAACAGTAACAAATGTTACCTCAGACACAACTCAGGTTCGGGTTGCAGTACGCCCTGCTGGAGAAACGCTAGAAGATAAACACTACGTATTGTATAGTGCTGGCGTATCAGCATACGAAACTCAGGCATATACAATTGGAATCACCCTAGCAGCAACAGATGTTGTAACTGTTTATGATTTAAATGGAAAGTGTGCATTTAATTTATTCGGATCGGAGAATTCATAATGGCAATTGATTCAAACCCAGGTAAAAGTTTAAGACACGTAACTACAATTAACTCATCAGGTAACTGGACTCCGCCACCTGGAACAAATCTAGCATTTGTTGCAGTCCATGGCGCAACTGGTGGTGGCGGTGGAGGATCTTACCACTCTAGATATGGCGGAGGAATTCCACAGTCTGGCTTTGGTGGTCCTGGATTAATTGGTGGGGCTTGGGTTCAAGTTACACCTGGCCTTGCACATGTTATATCCATTGGTGCTGCTGGTGCAGGTGGAGCAGGAACTAATAACCATAGCGGATCTGGTTCGGCTGGCGCAACTGGTGGCACAACTGTTTTTGATAATGCTTTATATGTAACTGGATCTACAGGTGGTAATCCAACAAACTTTAATAGCCAAACTCCAGGATCCACAGGAAGCGTTGGATCTGCGTATGGTGTAACATCACTAACAGCACTGTCTCCAGGTGGAGCAGTCCAAAGAGTTGCAACTATTTCAACACAGCAAACTGGTGCACAAACAGGAGGTACTGGAGCAGGTAGTTCAAGATACTCTAATAGTCCTGGTAGCGCTGGCCAGGGTGGCATAGTAAATATTTATATTTAAATTGAAAGGATAAAAATATGAAAAGATACGCTGTTTTAACAATAGATAATTTAGTTGATAATGTTATTGTTGCAGATTCTTTAGAAGTTGCAGAACAAGTAAGTTCATCTAATTGTGTTTTGGTTACTGATTCTACTGGAGTACCACACATTGGACTTTCATATGCCGAAGGTGTTTTTGAACAACTACCAGCAGAACCAGCACCAGAAGTACCAGTAGAGTAACTTTATATTAAATAAATAAAATACCCCCAAAGGAGAAATCCAATGGGGGTTATTTTTTATTAAATTTTATTGCTTACATGGATACTTGCTGTACCATTCCTGGTACCTTTTTCCATTAACGGAACTCCATGAAGACCAATCTTCTCCACCCTTAGTCATGTGGAGAGCAATTTGTGCATTTACTACTGGGTTTAATAACTCAGCGTTTGAATCTAGTTCAAATTTTTCTCTACGATCTGACCCAAGTTCTCCAAGCATATTTATTTGAAATACACCATAAGAACTATCCCCAGTCTTTACGTTGCCATTGAAAGCCAACGGACGACCATTAGACTCTGCCTTTGCAATAGCACAAGCAGACCTTAAAGCCTTTCCTTTGAATCCTACAGCCTTTAACATATCAACTAGTTGCCCATCAGTCAAATTGTGGGCATTTTCATATTTTTCAAGTTTTTTCTCTTTAGAAACCAAAAAAGCCACCTGTTGGGTGGCAGATTTAACGGATTCTTTTATTAGTAAGTTATTTTCATTTGTAGCATTTGCAGTAGCCGAAAAAACGGTACTACAAATAACCAATGATAAAACCCCTAACCAAACGTTTGCTTCTCTCATTGTAAAATACCTCCTAGAGAACAAATGCTACCAATAGGTAGCATATATTAATTATAACATGGATTTGGGAATCAAGTCAACTTTAAGCAATAAAATTAAAAATATTTTCAAATATTTATTTAGTTAGTGGTATAATGATATAACTATGGCACAATATCGCAATCCAAACGAATCAGCAATGAATCCTCAGCCTACGGCTCCAGCAACCTATAATCTCGGAAATATCCCACCCCTTGTTAACTGGACTGTTGTTATAGGAGATAGCGCCTCTTTTAGAATTTATGTAGAAGATGATCTTGGCAATCCACTAGACTATACAAATGATGAAAGTGGAGATGTTACTGGTTGGGACATTACCGCAGATTTTAGAAGGTATTCAGATAACGTTGGAGATGATTTATTATTTACATTAACTCCATATGCAACAGAGTTTGACGATGCTGGAGAGTTTACCGTAACTCTTTCACCATTACAATCTAAGCAACTAAGAACTGGTGATGTATTTGATGTTCAACTATCTGACGCTAGTCGTGTTTGGACGGTATGCCAGGGTGAAATGACAATGATAGGTGAAATTACAGATCAGGAGTCATAATAGTGGCTACAACAACTATTAGTAATATTTCAAATACTATAAATTTTGAAAATATACAATCAACAAAAACTCTTTCTAATATAAAACCATTTAATTCAACAGCATCTAATGCTGCTCTAGGTGCAGTTCTTGCTATTGCTACATTAACTAATACCGTTGCAGTTGCTGACTTAAAACCAATACCGTCAAATTTTCAAAAAATAGATTATGCAAAAGTTATTACGCCAGCATCAGTTTTACCTTTTAGACTTACACTTACAAACATTGGAATTGAAGGATATGATCCAGCAAATCCACCTGGAATCGGTATTCAGATAATTGGTTTTTCTAACTATATACTTTAACATAATGCTATAATAGGCTCATGGCAAAGATATCAACCACCAGCGTTAAGGCTCTGTTTCAAACTGGAGATAGGCCAACTCAAGAAAACTATGTAGACTTAATTGATAGTACTTCTGCTAGGTCAACAGACCTTGGTTCAGACGGCAATAATGAGTTAACTATTAATGGTATTGAAAACTCAACAGTTTTTGATAACTTTACCGCAAGTGAATGGCGATCAATGAAATATATGATTTCCATTAAATACGTAGCAGGTGGTGCTAATAAGTACTACTCTACAGAAATGAACATACTAATTGATGGATCAGGAATATCTGTCAGTGAATATGCAACGATTGAAAATGATGGGAATATTGGCACCATCTCTGTTTCAAGGGCTGGAGACACAGTTTCACTAACTGTTGTTCCAGTAGGGGGAAATACACCTATAACTCTACGCTACATGCGTATGGGGTTAAAGGCCTAACCTAGGAGATAAAAGATGGCAACAGTAACAAAAGACTTTAGAGTAAAAGCGGGGCTGGTAGTTGAAGGATCAACCGCAACCGTTGACGGAAAAAATATTGTCACCGCAGGCACAATTGATGCTAAGGGTGATTTATTAGTAGGTTCCGCAAATGATACAGTAACTCGTCTAGCAGTTGGAACAAATAACTATGTTCTTACAGCAGACGATCAAGCAACAAATGGAATTGCCTGGAAAGAAACACAGCCAGTTGGAGTGTTTCAAGCAAGCGTTTCATTTGAAGGTGCAACTGCAGATAATTACGAAACAGTATTGCAGGTAGAAGATCCAACAGCAGATCGTACAATAACACTACCAAATGCAACTGGACAAGTAGTTCTTCGTGGGACAACAGATACATTAACAAACAAAACTGTAAACTTAACCGATAATACATTGTCAGGAACAATTGCACAGTTTAATACAGCGCTAAGCGATGCAGACTTTGCAACTTTGGCAGGTACTGAAACTCTTACAAACAAGACTCTTACATCACCAACAGTAGATGGAAATGGAGTTGTATTTGAAGGAGCAACAGCAGATTCTTTTGAAACAACACTTACAGTAGTAGACCCTACAGCAGATCGCACAATTACACTTCCTAACGTAACTGGCACTGTAGTAACAAGTGGTGACTCAGGAACTGTAACAAACACAATGCTGGCAAACTCAGCAATTACTATTAATGGCACATCAACATCACTTGGTGGATCACAAACACTTTATACAGATGATATTTCTGAAGATGGATCACCAACAAACCTTTGGTTTACAGATGAAAGAGCACAAGATGCTGTTGGAAATGCTATAGGAAACGGTCTTGATTATGATGATGCTTCAGGAGCAATTTCTGTAGACCCTTCAGAATTTAAGTTAAGCGCTGTAGGAACACCAGATGCAGCAGTATCACTAAATAGCCAAAAAATTACCAACCTTGCAACACCAACAGATGCAACAGATGCAGCCAATAAAGGCTATGTAGATGCTGCAGTTGTAGGTATTGACTGGAAGGCATCAGTTCGTGCAGCAACTACAGCAGCAGTAACTCTTGCAACTGGTTTAGAAAATGGAGATTCTCTTGACGGAGTAACTCTTGCAACTGGAAACCGTGTTCTTGTTAAGAACCAAGCAGACGCTACAGAAAATGGTATTTATGTAGTTAAAGCCTCTGGTGCTCCAGATCGCTCTACAGACGCAGATACAAGTTCAGAGATTACAGCATCTTTTGCGGTATTCGTAGAAGAAGGTACTGTTAACGCAGACTCTGGTTGGACATTAACAAATAATGGAACAATCACAGTTGGATCATCAGAACTAGTATTCACACAGTTTACTGGTCTTGGACAAGTAACTGCAGGCGCTGGTCTTACAAAGACAGGAAATACACTAAACATTGGAGCAGGAACTGGTATTACAGTTAATGCTGACACAATTGAAAACTCTGGTGTACTGTCTATCGCTGGCACAGCAAATCAAATTACTGCAAGCGCATCAACAGGTGCGATTACATTATCAGGACCACAAGATCTTCACTCAGGTGCTACACCATCATTTAGTGGTGTAACAGTTGGATCTGTAACACTTACAGATGCTCTTATTGGAACTGCTATTGCTACCGCTTCAGATTCTGCGACAACAATTGATTCATGGTCAGCAACCACTTATTCATCTGCAAAATATATTGTTCAGATGAAAAAGGGTGGAGACATTGAAGTAATTGAAGTTCTAGTTACTGTAGACGGATCAAACAACGTTTACTTAACAGAATATGCAGATGTAATTAGCAACGCTGTTCTTGGAACAACCAATGCTGTATATAGCGGAGGAAACGTTCTTCTACAGGTTACTGGTACTGCAGCAGATACTTCTGTTAAAGTACACAAAACATATATTGAAGCATAATTAGAATAGAGGTCGGAAGTGGCAACAGTAAATAAAGACTTCAGAGTAAAGCACGGCATTAATGTAGCCGAAGGCGGATACTTTGGATCAACAGTCACAGTTGCCACTCCAACTCAAAATGAACACGCAGCAACAAAGTTATATGTAGATAGTGCAGTAGGAAGTCCACAACTTCCAACTACAGAGCCAGTTTCTCCAACAAATGGAGATTTGTGGTTTGATACATTAACAGAGCGTGTTCATGTTTATTATAATTCTCAATGGGTTGCAATAGCAACTCTTGAAGATGCAGAAACATTACAAGACCATATTCACGACACCTCTATTGACGGTACTGGCTTAATTGTTAGTACATTTATTAGTGGTGGAGCATACAACGAACCAGGAGTTCTTGTAAGTGCAGGATCTTATAACACTGCAAGTTTTGAAGCAACATATGATGGCGGAGTAGCAACAGATAACTTTAACTAATTATCT